GATCTAACTATGTTAAGATTGCTAATACAATATCAGTACCAGCAGATGCTACCCTAAGTTTTTTAGAGAATCCAATTTATTTAGATGAAACAGATATATTAGCTTTTACAGCATCAGCTGCAAATGACTTAACTTATTTTGTTTCTTACGAAGAATTAGATGACGCATAGGAGATTTAATTTATGGCTGGACAAAGCGGTGGATTAATAGGAACTCAAGTTACTCTAGTAAAATCATCTGGAGGCAATAACGAATCTAAATTTACATCAAATGGAACATGGTCACCATGTTCTTCAGGAACTAAATTATTAGATGTTGTTATTGTAGCAGGTGGTGCTGGAGGTGGAGCTACTAAAGGTGGAGATCATGGAAATAATGCAGGAGGTGGCGGTGGAGCTGGAGGTGTTTTATTTTTAGAAAATTTACCATATACACCACCATCAGGAAATAAATCTGTAACTATTGGTGGAGGAGGTTCTGGTATAGGTGTTTTAACTGTAGGAGCTGGCCCTTGTTCAGGAGCCATGGTTATTCCTACAGGAGGAAAAGGAACTAATGGATCTAATTCAACATGGGGATGCTATACAGCTAATGGTGGTGGAGCAGGTTCAGGGCCTGTAGGGCCACCTAGCAGTAAACAAGATGGAAATCCTGGTGGATCAGGAGGTGGTGGTCATGGTCAGCAAACTGCATGTAATCAAGGAGTTGGTGGTTGTTCAACTCAATCAGACGTTCCAGGTTTTCCAGGTTCAGCAAAAGCAAACAATGGTGGCCCTGGAGGGTCAGGTGGATGTAACCGAGGTGGCGGTGGCGGTGGTGGAGCAACTGCTGTTGGAGGAACTGGCGGAGCTTCTGGAGGAGTTGGTGGAGCAGGTCTTGGGCCACTAGCAACTACATTCCCAGCTTCTGTTCCTTTTGGAGATGGTAATGCAGTTGGTGGCGGTGGAGCTGGAGGTAGTTATTTTCCAGGAACAAGCCCTACTGGTGGGCCAAATGGTAAATCATCTGGTGGAGCTGGTGGTGGTGGAGATGGAGCTTTTAGCACTGGAGGTGTACCATCAGCACCAGCACCTGTTGTAAATGCATCTACAGCCTGTAATGCACAAGCTAACACTGGTGGTGGCGGTGGTGGAGGAGCACAACAAGGATCTCCCCCTGCAAATAATACTGGTGTAAATGGTACTGGAAGTGGGGCTGGTGGATCAGGAATAGTATTAGTAAAAGAAAAAGATCATTTAATTGCACCTGGAATGTGGAATATAAATGAAGTCTATGAAAAAGTAAAAGAAGGAGATTGGAGTAATAGTTTTTAAATAAACTATAAAAATTTAAGGAGAAATAAAACATGGCACATTTTGCAGAGTTAGAATCAAAAACCGACCCAACTGGGTTTACGTCAGATACACATCTAATCGTAAAAAGAGTTGTAGTTGTGGCTAACGATGAAGTGCCTTCAGATGAACACGTTGATGGTGAAACATGGTGTGTTAATTTTTTTGGAGGCGGAACTTGGAAACAAACATCTTATAATCATAATTTTAGAAAACAATATGCAGGTATTGGTTTTAGATATGATGCATCTAAAAATAAATTTATCGTACCACAACCTTATGCATCTTGGTCTTTAGATAGTAAAGACGATTGGCAAGCACCAATTACATACCCATCAGTAACCACTGATGGTCAAAATCCTGTTGTTTGGTATTATCAAATTAATTGGAACGAAACAAAATATCAGGCTGACAACACTAAAGGTTGGCAAGCAACTAAATCTAACGACACAGCAGAAACACCTACAGTTTACGATTGGAACGGATCGGCTTGGACATCTTAATAGGAGATTAATAAATGCCTAGAACTAATGGTGGAATCATTGGTAAAAAAAATGTAACTTCTTTTGGGAAGTGTACTACTCACACATTAACATCTAATGGTGGAGTAACTATTTCACAACCTGGAACAAAACTCGCTAGAGTTTTAGTTGTTGCTGGTGGTGGAGGTGGAGCTAGAACTGCACCTACTACCAATGATGCAGGTGGATCAGGAGGTGGTGCAGGTGGATTTAGGTGTTTAGAAATAGAAGTAACACCTGGAGGGCCTTTTCCAGGCACAATAGGTGGAGGTGGATCAGCTGGTACTCCCCCTGGTTGTGGAATCGGAGGAGATGGTAGTAATTCACAAATAGTAATTAATTGTGTAACGTATGCTTCATCAGGAGGCGGAGGTGCTGCTGGTGGTGTTGGATCTCCAGATGCTGGAAGACCAGGAGGTTCTGGTGGAGGAGCTGGAACTTATGGTAGTAACCCATCCCCAGGAGGTGCAGGTAATGCAGGAAGTTATGATCCCCCTGAAGGAAATCCTGGAGGTGACAATACTGGTTCTAGAAAAGGATCAGGTGGAGGAGGTGCTGGTGCAGCAGGAACTCCTATAACAAATTCTCAAAATAACCCATGTAAAGGTAGTGGTGGTGCTGGAAAAGCATCACTAATAGATGGAACTACATATGCAGGCGGTGGTGGTGGTGGAACTAATTCAGGCCCAGGTATAGACAATGCAGGTGATGGTGGCTCTGGTGGCGGAGGCCATGGTGGAAGAAATAAATGTGGATTATGTGGATCAGCAGGAGGCACTAACACTGGCGGTGGTGGAGGAGGTGCTGGTGCATCTTTTCCTCCTGGATGTCACCCTCTTTCAGGTTCTGCATTTAATGGTGGATCAGGAATTATTAAAGTACAAGAACTAAACAAAGCAAGTGGTGTATGGAATTTAAAAGGTCAATTACAAGCATTGCAACAAGGAACATGGCCTAAAGCAGCTTTTCCTGCATCAATAGATTATCTAGTAGTCGCTGGTGGCGGTGGAGGTGGAAGCTGGGGTGGTGGCGGAGGTGGTGCTGGAGGTTATAGAGAATCCTCTGGTTCATCTACAGGTAATTATACTGTTTCTCCTTTAGGAGCATGTGTATCAGCTTTAAGTTTAGCTGCTGGTGATTATCCAATTACAATTGGAGCTGGAGGATCAAACGCTCCTGGTTATCCAACAAGGGCTAATAGAACCTCTGGTTCAGATTCAGTATTTTCTACGATCACATCTGCTGGTGGAGGTAGAGGAGGATCAGATGGTGGTGATCCTGCAGCTAATATAGCTGGGGGATCTGGTGGTGGAGGATATATTTCAAATTGTGCTGGAGCAGGTAATACTCCTCCAGTAAGTCCACCTCAAGGAAATCCTGGTGGATCAGGTAGAGCAGCACCAAACTATATCGGTGGAGGTGGTGGTGGTGCTGGAGCAGTAGGAGGTAGTGCAGTAGCTACCCCACAACCTCCTGGTACACCTAAATTTACAATCGCAGGTGCTGGTGGTGCTGGAGCAACATCTTGTATTACAGGATCACCTGTTGCAAGAGCTGGTGGTGGCGGTGGTGGAGGTAATGATGGTGATGGTAGTGCTCAATCTGCACCAAAAGCAGCTGGTGGATCTGGAGGCGGTGGAGCTGGAGGTCATTATGCTAGTACAGCTGGAACTGCTGGAACTGCAAATACTGGTGGAGGTGGTGGTGCTGCAGGGGCAACAAGTCCTACAGGAAATACAGCAGGTGCATCAGGTGCTGGAGGATCAGGTATCGTTATAGTAAGGACTCCAGGATGTGTTTCTATAAGTGTATCACCTGGTACAAACTCAACTGCAACTAGACCTTGTGGAGCAAAAGTAGCAACATTTACAGTTTCTGGAACATTAACTATTTCATAAAATTAATACCCCTTGACATTTTTAAATAACACTAGTATAATATAAGGGTATGAATTTAACAAATTATTATTGGTATTTCCAAAGTGCAATACCAGAAAGAATATGTGATGATATTGTACGATATGGAAAATCATTACAAGATCAAATGGCAATTACTGGAGGTTATGGTAATAGACCATTAAATAAAAATCAAATTAAAAATTTAAAAAAGAAAAGAAATTCAGATATTGTTTGGATGAATGATAGATGGATTTATAGAGAAATACAACCTTACATTAATAAAGCAAATAGAAATGCAGGTTGGAATTTTGAATGGGATTTTTCTGAATCTTGTCAATTTACAAAATATACTAAAGATCAATTTTATGATTGGCATTGTGATAGTTGGGATCAACCTTACATTAGAGAAACTGCTAATGATCCATCACATGGTAAAATTAGAAAGTTATCTGTAACAGTTACATTATCAGATCCAAAAGAATATAAAGGTGGTGAATTAGAATTTGATTTTAGAAATCTAGATCCTGATAAACCTAGAAAACCTGTAAAGTGTAAAGAGATATTACCTAAAGGAAGTTTAGTAGTATTCCCCTCGTTTGTATGGCATAGAGTATGTCCAGTAAAAAAAGGCTCAAGACATAGTTTAGTTATATGGAATCTTGGTTGGCCATTTAGATAAGGAGAATATGAAAAAGA